TTCCTGTTCATAATAAATGGTAGTGCCATCGGTATTACCCACGACATCATAGGAAGCATTATCCGCTGTCGTATAATAACAGGCATGAGGATTTTCAAAGACAGAAGAATCGGCCCAGGCCGTTCGTGCTAAAGTTCCTGTGTACCATATCGGTTTTTTCAACATCACTGATTCTAAATAATTATAAGTCACGACTCGATCTACGACATTCGAACCTGAACTACAATAGTACCAACTCACTTCTCCAAAGAGATTATTTAAGCCGCAATTAATTAAATCTCTCGGGGTGAAATTTAAGCCTTCAAAAACATGGTCTTCTACCAGGCATGGCATCGATTGAAGTTGACCTGAGTATTGAAAGAAACCATTCTCTGACATCCAGAACGCGGTTCCATCCACTTCCATGCAGGCATTCTTTCCAATGAGTCCACAGTTCGTTCCTGCGTGTTCAAAAGAAAAGGTAAAAGGTTGACCTACAAAACGCATCAAGAAGATGGCAGAGTCGGTCCAAATATACATAGTGTCCCGACCTCTAATTGCTCCCATGATTCTAGAACCCTGGGCCAGTCTTTGCGTGCCCGCGGTATTGGTTGCTGAAGGGGTATAATCACTTAAGGACTCCTGGTCCGAGAATCGTATAAACATATCATCTTGAGTTGTAGAATCACCAATCGTTGTTTCAGTTCCTAAGAAAATTAAGTGACGATCAACGGGCGAGACGATCATGTGTCTTGAAGCTGTGGGTGCTCCACTAATAATTGTAGCTCTGGTTCCTGTTGGATTGGATGCTGCTGCATCCCATTCAAAGCACTGAGCATTATAGATCAAGGCAATGAGTTTAGTTCCATAGTTATCTAAAACCCATAAACCCGGATCAATTGTGTAGTCGGCTGATGACGCTTCACCCCAGCCAACATAGTCTGAAATATCAGTTATCGTGGCACCGGCTGTATGTTCCGCTAAAGTAGTTCCATTTTGTGCACGGGCTCCTCCGCTTAAAATTCCTGTAGCGGTATCATTAGCGGTAAAAGAAATATCCTCTGTGCCTATTCTAATTTCTCCTGACGTTGGAAAAGCTGATGAGTCTGTTAAGGTAACACTCGTCACCCCAGCATCGGCTGCAATTGTTGATACTAGAGTTGTGGTTGCCGCTCCTGAAGCAGATCCTGACCACGTTCCTGTTCCAAAACCAAAGCCGCCTAATTGTTGAGAGGGTCCTACACTGTAATAACATAACCCTGAAGCAGATCCTGAATTACTTAAAGGGGTTCCTGATTCAGTTGCCGCCATCGTCACTTCAATGGTCGTCGCCGTTGGTGCTGACGTCACCATAAATTTTATATCTTCAAAAGAAGCATCCGTATAAGTAGAACCAACCGCCGTCACTCCGCTAACTCCGTCCATTAAAACAATGTCATCATCGATTAGACCGTGAGGACTTGGGAAGGTGATAGTTACGGTTGTTGAAGAAGAAGTACTTGTGAAATCACAACCTGCAATAGTGGTTCGAATAGGGTGAATGTCGTAAAATTGTCCGCCTGAATAGACGTATAAAATTCTGTTGGTACCAATCGCAGCGTATTTAACTCCTGCGTTATCATCCCAATGGTGTAAGGCTCGACCCGCTCCTGTTAGTTTATCTTCGCCCAACTGGTCCCAGCCTCCTATTTTTTCAGGAGTGCCATATCTAAAACGTACATTATCTCCTCCGGTCCATTGCCCTTCGGCACCGGTAGGAGTCACTTGTTTATTGAACCCTGGTAAAAAAGATACTTTTTGTAGCATAGAAAATTCCGTTTCCACTACAAATATACTAGATTTTAATGGAGATCAACTCCTTCAATCTATCCTATATTTTATGGGAGTATAGTAAAAATGGGCCCAGAAATTTTTTAACGAGTTATTAATGAATTAAATACGAGCATTACCCGGAACGCCTTCTGAATTTACCAAAGGTGATTCTGCAAAAGCCATATAAACATACATAGTTCCAGAAGTATTAAATCCGCCATCACTTGCCCTTAGTTTAAAACCATTAGCACACAAATCCATATCTGGAGTTGACTGTTCTACTCCACTACCATCAGCCTCTAATCTCCCATCTTGTGGATTATATGCAACAGTTCTAAGTCTATCCATCATATACCAGCTATTAGCACTTGCTGAAGCAGATTTAGTTATAACAAAAGCTGGTCTAAAACCTGTGTAAACAAAAGCTCCATTGGCATTTCCATTTCCTTCATAAGTTCCAAATTTTGAAAATCCTTGTTTTGATGCAAAACAATAAGCAACTAAAGTAGCGGCTCTATTAGTATTATCACCATTTCCAAGAGTTACATTAACAGTATCAGGAGCTGTATCATTCCAATAGCTATCACTATTATCTTTTATAGCAGTAGTATTTAAGATCAATGCATAATCCCATGGAGCTGTAGGATCCGTATATTTATGACCAACTGTCCAACTATCCGCATTGGCTAAACCTTTGCAAATTACCATATCAGGTGCTACACCTAATCCATGAGCAAGTTTTGCTCCTGAAGTTATATTTCCTGTATAGGCTAAGATTGAAAATCCTGAGGTTTGATTAAATGAATAAGATGATGGTGTAATTGTTGTTGAGCCATTCGTTGTAATTCCACTGGTTGTCCCTGCTTTCCAGCTCCAGCCTACAAAAGTTTTAGCAGTCCAATTCCAATAATTGGCATCGCCTAGAGTATACCCATCAGCATCAAAAGATTTTACACCTTCCGTCTCCGTTGCTTCCGCCCCATTATCATTTGAGTTAAGGTATTTAGTAGAACCTCTTACGGAGTCCTGAAGCTCATGATCAGTACCTTCGTTCCTACCCTTAATCCAGAGGAAATCGGGCTGAAATCCAACTCCGGTCATAGCTCTGTCACTTGTACTATTACCTGTCCAGAGTTTTAGACTAAAAAAACTACCTGCGTCATCTATCGCCGTATAAGCTGCCATTTAACCTCCATCACTTCCTAAATTTTTTGTACAGATTGCAAGATAACCGCTTGGTACTGCGTATTCAAAATTTCCATAACCATTCGCATCTGCGTTGCCTGATGTAATTGCATAAGGTGGATTGCCAAAATTTGCAGCCACCTGATTTGAGGCATATCTCATTACAAATGCTGGTGCATAAGTTACATTTGCGGTAATTGATATGGCTCCTGTTCCTGTCGCACCTGAAGTTGGATCTCCTGATTTTTGCCAAGTTCCATTTTTTCCTAAATATAATTTTGCATTATCACAATCCAAAGCAAACGATAAAATATCGCCAGTTGCATAACTTAAATAATCAGAACTCTCTTGACCCCCAGAACCACCTGTTTTGTAGCCTCCAGCATTACCATAAGTCCAAGCATTAGTTTCATCTCCTGCTTCTCCTGCAGAAGCTTGTACCGCATACGCTACATCACCTATTCCATGACTGTGACGATAACTTGCACTATCGACAGTTACAGCTTTGGCTTCCCAATACCATTTTCCTGTGAGAACAGCCATTGTTCCATAGATAGTATAACTAGCTGTATCGGCCACAGCCGAAATATAAGTATTCCCTTCTTGTATTGTAAATCCTGTTGAGCTATATCCTAAATTATTCATCGTACAAAAATTATTTTGGGGTGTATCTGTGCACTGGTCTATTGCGGCTATATTATTTTCTGTAAAATCATTATTATTTCCTGATGCATCATCTCCTAAAGCTGCCGAATCTTTAAAATTCAGGTAATAACCTTTCGTACCAAATGTGAGTCCGCTAACATCTTTCGGTTTCCAAATGTTAGGAGAATCAGAATCATATTCACCAAAATCATCTGCATCATAAGCAGTTCCATCAATACAAACCACCTCTGCCATATAACCGTCAAAGTGTTCTGTATTATTATAGGAACCTATTTCAAGGTCATCACATTTTGTTAAAAACAATTCATCATTTTGGGCAAGATAAGTGGCTGTATCCCAAAGAGTAATTTGACCTCCATTAATCCAAACTTTTATTCGATCAGTATCTACTGCCTGCCCTGTATCGAAAGCCATAACGACATGATACCAAGCGGAAGGGTCTCTCAAAATTTTAGCGCTTCTTAAATCACAGGCAGGGCTTATTCCATAAATTGCAAAATACCAACCCGCACCATCATCAGCAAGTCTAACTTTCATATAATTGGAAGTATCATCTTTACCAGAAATAAGAGTGGCTCTATTATCTTCTAAAGCTAATTTAAGCCAAAAAGAGTATGTAGCAATTGCGGCACTTGAACTGCCGGTTCCAGTAAAATCTGATGAGAAATACGGACTATCTCCGTTATTAAACCGACAGGAATTTGTTACTAGGTCTCCAGTTCCTACTGCCGATTGGGCTCCTAGAATTAGAGGCATTAAACCTCCTCAGGCCACTCACCCAGCGGTCTTGTTTGTGAGCCAGGATCTCCAGTGTAAGTATACAAAGCCACAAGTTCATCAACGGTTGTGCAAGCGTCTATCAGAGCTTCCATATCATTCGATGTAGTTCTTACAGCTGCTCTGTGTGTTGTAATAGCACTGGGTACTGCTGTACCGGCATCTGCTTTTCTTACAACATACCAGTCTGTTCGAGTTAAGTATCCACTTGCTTCTCGTTTTATAATTTCTTTATGTTTGGTTTTTAAACCTGGAGTAGTATCTCCATCTACCGTTACATCTGCTAATGCTTTAGCAGTCGCACTTCCATAGGAAGCTGTGACTACTCCACCAGCAAAGTTAAAGGATTGATCGGTGTTGATATAATATTTCTGGTCTTTAAAATTGGCATTATCCCAGACTACTTCATAAATACCGATCGCTTCTCTTTCAGCAGTTGACCATAAAGTATAAATGGCTCGAGGATATTGATTTTCGCCAATAGTAATCCCTTTACTAGTATTTAGTGTTTTTGTTATTGAATTGTTTTCTACTAATACAAACATTATGCCACCGTTAAAGCTAAAGTAGATCCTACTTGTAGCCATTTTGAATTATGATATCTGAACACGAATAAATCCGCAAGATCGCCTGTCGCTGTTAAAGTGGGGGCCGTTTCAGAAGGGAACTCAAAAACCGCATTCCATGTTAAAGTATTCGTTCCTCCGGCATCTTGAATAACTAATAAAGAAATAAATTGACCTGCTTGGCCATTAGTGGGTGCTCCTACAATTCTGTTAGCTGTTAATGTAACTGCGGTTATAGGTTTTGCTTGTACGTCCCACGTGATAGTCGCTGCATCCGTTAAAGTTGTTTCAGGATTATAGGCCGCATCATTGAAGACTACATTTCCTGTTCCATTACAAGTAAAATCTATGTCTCCGTTAGCTGCATCCGTAATTGTAATATTTCCTGAATTGGTTCCTTCATTCGTTTCTAAAACTAGATCATGAGCTCCGTTCGAGCTAATCGTTGCATTTGCTGCTGAAGTACCTACTGTAATTTTTCCTGTTCCTGCAGGTCTTAATTGAAGATTAACATCTGTTTGTCCTTGCGAAGCAATAATGGGTCCAGCAGTTCCTGTTGCTGCATTAGTAATTTTAACTTCATTAAGAGCAGAACTTACTTCACCAAAAACCAGGGTTTCAGCTCCTGTAGTATCTGCAATAAAACCGCCATCTGCAAATTTAGGAGCAGTTAAAGTTTTATTGCTTAAAGTAGTTGTTGAAGTTGCAGTAACGAAAGCCGATGTAGCATCGACAATGTCTGGGTTTGTGCCATCATTGGCAGTTGCATAAACAATTTTAGTTCCTGTATCGCCAGATGCCCATGTAACACTGGAACCCGAACCAGTTACATATTTAAACTGAACTGAGTAAGATCCAGAAACTGAATTTTTAATTATATAAAAAGTTTGAACATCTAAAGGAATGGTGACTACAAAATTTTCACCAATTGTCCCTGTAAATTCTATAACTCGGTGTGCAAGAACAGCACCAGTTGATCCATCGGATACTGCTAAAGTAGTAGGAGTTGATGTAAGAGCTTGCGCAGTATAACCACCTGCTATTTGCTCGATGATATTCCAGTTTGTGTTAGTAAGAGTCCCCCACGTACCAGCCTTCTCGCCGGTAGTCATGAGTTGAACGCCTAAACCTGTATAATTTGAAGCCATATTTTCTCCTTAAGCCGCGTGTGTATCCTTTGTATAAGCGGTATAACCCGTTATGTCAACACTTGTATAGGACGTGGACCCAGTAATAGTGTCCTCTTTATAATGTAAAGGAGAAACAACTGAATTTAAAGTTGCAGTGATTTCAAATCCTGAAAGTCCAACTTGCATATCATCTATGGCGCTCAGACTTCCTAAACTCATAGTGGAAGAAATTCCCGTAAGACCTCTGGCCATATCTGGAATGCTTTCAAGTGACCCTAATGCACCCGTCGCCGCGATACCTGTTATAGAAACAGGAGTAAGCTCTCCTATAACTATACCAGAAGCATTTAAAACCCCGGTCATCTCAATACCTGTTAGACCAACTACTTGCTCTACAACTGCTGGGGTTCCTAATGACATAGTGGCAGCTATTCCACCCAATCCTTGAGTATGGTCAGCGCCATCATTAATGGATATAGATCCTAAGGATCCAGTCGCTAATAAAGATTCACTAAGAGTAAGTTTAAAATCGTAATTTAATTGCGGAGTTCCTACAGAACCTGTTGCTTCTATCCCTGTCAATCCTACAACATCTGCTGGAATAAGAATAAATGGATCACCGCCCCAAGTACTATCGCTCCATGCACCGGTACCCCAGGCATCAGGGCCCATGCGACCTGTCATTTCTAGGCCATCTAATATAACGGTAGTAGCATTTTCACCCCAGGCATTGTCGCCCCAAGAATCTCTGCCCCAACCATCAGTTGCGCCAGCATAAGATAAATCACCTAATGCAGCTGTCATGGAGAGTCCGGTTAATGAAACACTACCGCCCCAATTACTGTATCCATAACCTAATGCGCCCCAAGTAGTTTGAGTAATATCAACAATTCCTCCCATGCCAATACCATGAACCCAACAGGCAAAATAAAAATCGGTGGCTGAAGCAGGGGTAATTTCTATGTAACGGGTAGTAGCTGCATTAAAAGTTGTTGTATTTGTATAATCGGATTGATTACTCGATCCATCTAAATAATAAGTAACACCGGAAGAAATAATTCCGGCCTGCATAGTTCCAAGAGTCGTACTATTGGAAGTAGAAAAAATTAAGGGGTGGCCATCATTACTTGAGCCGGATTGATCTAATCGAACTGTTCCGTCTTCAACCCATGGAAAAGTAAAACTTGCTGGCTGAGAGCCATCAAATGTAAAAATATTGGAAGTAGAACCAGTGAGATACTGCGTTCCGGTTGCAACGGCTATTGTGACTGTAAGATTAGCCATAAGGATTTACCTCCTTATGACGTTATTCTGATGATAGCGTCTGATGAATCGTTAGTTGGAAACTGAATTGTGAATGTTCCAGAAGAAACGGTTTTGTTTCCACCAAAATCAATGGTGCAAACTGATCTATTAGTAGTGAAACCACTTAATACATCTGTATTATAAATTAAGCATCCTCTTGCGGTGAAAGAAGCTGATGTCCATGATGTATCTGAAAAATCTGTATAAGCCGTTACTGTGCTTTTAGCTGTTCCAGTGTTCGTTAGAGCATTTCCGCCAGCACTATATCCAGTTCCTGAAACCTCGTCACTAGTGCTGTAAACAGTTGTTGTCGTTCCCATAGATGCGGTATCGTCATACAGTGCAATTTTAAAAGCGTCGCCTGCTGGCGTATCACCGGATGCATTAAAATTATGTCCGGCTTGTAATAATTCTTCTTTAAAAGTGTTTGTTAAAACTGATGCTATTGCCATAATTTAATCCTCTATTAAGGAGACGGTGATTTAACCGGGATACGAACTGTACCATCAGTGTAGTCGTCTCGTCTTCGTCTTCCAAGTTGCACTCCTGCAAACTTCTGTACTTCTTGTTTATACTTGTTTTCGTAAAGTGTCAACATGTCCATCGGACCTTTTAAATATCCAAAAGCTTCTGTTAAGCAGCCATATAAAAGGCCATTAGGAAAGTATCTGCTGATATAAGTCCCAGAGGTATTAGTCACTAGACTCGTAGGTTGTGCATTATAATAAAGTCTAAAAGCATAAGTCGCGTCCGGCGTAGGAGCCAGAAGAAGCCCTCCTGAAGTTGTGTCACTCAAGCCCGTAGCTCCTCCAAACATTGCATAATATTTAGGTTGGCCGGTAACATCTTGTCCTGTAAGTCCTCCCGCAGGTCCTGTTAAATTTGCTACATATTCTCTTAAATAAGTGACATCTTTTTTTTGTAAAAAAACTGAGTTCCCTGTGGTCGCGGATGTGGAATCAAATACTTCAACAGCACGAACAAACAAAGCTCCTGCATCAACATTAATAGTATTATCATCAGCCGCAAAATTTCCAGTAGCCGATTTTCTATCGGAATCCATCGGAAGATCATATAAAATTCTAAATTCTGTATTTTCTATAAATCTGCTTAGAATAGCACCAGTAAAAACATTACTGTCTACTTCACAATAACTTCTAATGTCAGCTTCTAATGCTGAGAGTGTATATGCCATAATTAATAACCCCTTTGTACAATAGTATTACAGCTCGAACAACTTTTCATATATCTAGAATGAGTAGTGCAATGAGTTGGTTTTGGTTTAGAAGGTGCTACGACAGGAACTTCTTTTTTACCAAATAATTTTTTAATAAATTTAAACATTATGATCTATCGTTTACGGGTCCGCCGAAAACGAAAAAACCTCCTCCTGTTTCTATACTAGTCGCAGCGTTTGCTAAAGTAAAACTAAAACTATTGCTTACAGTTAATGTTGATGGTTCTCCTGCGTAAGGGAGAGAACTATCAATTTTAGTTATCTCATATGAGCCATAAATTTTTGCTCCGGCCGTATGAGCTACTGCTGTCGTAGAAACTGGTATTTCCCCATAAGAAGGAGCAGCC